GTTCCTACTACTAGACCAGCTAATTGAGTAGGACGAATGAACTCACATCTGAGATCAAAGTCCTTACCGTCAGTCCAGTGCCAGTAAAACTGTAATAAATTTGAGTAGAATACTGGAGCATCAAATTGAGCTCCCCTTGACTTTCCAATTCCAAATGCTAATGGTGACATACTAATTAGGGATAATAAATGTTCCTTTCATACTGGCATGTGCAGTACATTGATATTCATAACTGAGTGGAGCATCGTGAGGTATTGTAAATATCTGTGCTCCATTCTGACTTCCACTGACATATGTTCCCACACCTGTAGTTGTTCCTGTAAATTGAATACGGAATGGGTGTGAACTACCAGTTGAGTTCTCAAACAAGTATGTGAATCCTCTATGTAGATATAGAGTAGGATCACCTACAGTATTAAGTATTCCAGGCCCTGCAAATCTATAGTCTGAAGCACCGTTTGCAGTTACATAATATCTAGTACAGAATCCACGATCACTTCCGTTTCCAGTAATTAGATCGGTAACAAAACTACCAGCAGTTACGATTCCAACTACATCTAAGGTTGTTGCAGTTAAGTTTGCAGGGACAGATGCACCAGCAATAGTAATTGTTTTTTCTGCTCCAGTACCAGATGCAACCACTCCACCTCCAACAAAGTCTAGTGTGGTTGCAGCTGTGGATAATGCACTGCCTTCATCTTCAATAGTGATTCCGCCAGCACTCGCAGTCACAGTCACAGCTGCACCTGATAGTGCGGACACACTTAAGTTTGCTCCAAAGTCTATGGTTCCAGCAGTTCCAACTGTTGATCCACCATCTTTGATGATGATACCAGTTCCAGAAGCAGTAACTCCTGTTAATCCTGATCCATTACCACTGAATGATGTTGCAGTAACTACTCCTGTGATTGTGGTGTTAGTTTGGATTGCAACTTGACCAGCTTTTAAATTAAGGTCGCCATTACTTTCTATAGTTGGATCACCACTCGCTCCAACTATATTCAGGTCCTTTACACCAAATGATTTTTCTGCCATTTCGCTAGTACTTTTTAGTATTTATTAAGAGAACTTTATCTCAACTCCACCACTGATTTTAAGGTTAGGGGAGTTGGTGATTTTTATCTCAGGTTTTTTGGGTTCGGTAGGTGAACCAGTAGGAGCATCCCAGATGACAACAGGTCCTTGACCATACATCTGAACGGAATACATATCTTCCCATGCAGCTGTTGTTGCAGTGAAAGATGTAATGTTATCACCATAGTAAAATCTGTCAGGAGATTGACTACCACACTGGTTTTTCAACCAATCTTTTATTTCTCTCCAAGTCCAATCTCTATTATATTGTAGTTTGGTAGTTAACCAACCAGCACATGTAGGACATCCAGAACTAGTACCACCAAAATCAATATCATATGGGGTAAGTGTGAGACCAGTATATGTTTCTGGGTGAACATATGTAAGAGATGATGCTCTTCCATCTGCTGTGAGTGTGTCATCAGCAGCACCATAACAATCAATACCTGTTCCCATATCACTATAGTTCACTTTCTTTTCTTTGTAGTCTGTGGTGTTACCACCTAGTCCACTACTTGTAATTTGATCATCTAATGCACCAATATTAATAGCAGCATATTCAGTTCCATCAGTAGATAATCCAGATGTGGTTTTACCTAGTGCCTGTGGCCATCCTCTTCTATTGATAGTGTTATAACATGTCAATCCAAATTCACTATGAGTTGCGGATTCTAAGGAAGAACTGTTACCTTGAGAACTGGTAGCCCAATAATTATCAAAGTCAAGATCGCCAGGACTACATTGAGTCTGATTACTATTACCAGCAGCACAGACGAAGATAACTCCCGCCTCAGCTAACTCATCACCAGCAGCAGTTACAGAACTTTCTACCATCTCTCCTTTACACCTATTACTATCACCATATGCGCCTAGTAAATCAATGAATTCTGGTTCAGCACCACTACTATAGGATACGCCAGTCTCTGATCCATCTGTTGCTGATGGTCTATACCAATAGTAACCTGTGGTATGTATAGAGCTAGATCTGTAACCCCAACTATTACTTGATAGTGTGGGGTTTTTAGTATCATTTTCTTTACCAGTGATAGCAGAATGTCTATCATAGTTTGGTTTATATAAGTGGAAGAGTTTCTGTATATCAAATTGACTACCATTGATTCCAGCATTAGAACCACCGATACCATTCAATACCCATTTGTTACAGTTATATGCCGATCCATAATTCTTACCATATACTTGACCAGAACACTGAGTTCCGTGATCAGAACCGTTGGTTGGTTTCTGTGTGTTACTTCCGTTGCAACTTTGTCTACTATATGAAGCACTGAAACCATTTGTAGTGCCAATGGTAGAGAATCCTACTGATCTCTGACTTGAATCAGACCACCATGCTCTTGCAACAGACTCTACTGGTACTGTTGTTCCGTCCCAACGTTGAATCAATCTATTGCCTGGATCTGCATTGAACCATGCTGGGTCAATATAATATGGACCATCAAGAAGTACATCTAGAACACCACATGTGCCTGGAGTTGTAGATATACCACTCCATGTTAATGCGTTTCCTGTTGACCAACCTACAGGATCATCGTCAGTTGTTACAAATTCTGGGTGTGCAATCCAGAAACCATCATCAGCTACGATTGCATCTACACCAGTGCCATCACCTAATTGCTTTGGTTCAGTCTCTATTATTAGATGATCAGATCCAGTCAGCCCAGTGGATGTTGCATCCCAAGGGTTTTCTTTTTGTGTATGTCTTAGTATTTGATATCCAGTTCTGTTCTTATCTGTTGCACCAATACCAGCCTGGGTTGTTGGTGGCCTAGTGCCTGTTGGCGAAGTATTCCATGCTCTGTAGTTAGATACTGTCTTATTGAACCTACCAAATTTTTGTACACCAGCGATAATATCTTTTGGATCTGGAGAATAGTTGCCTGGATATACATCATAGTCAATACAGACCCACTGTACCTTCTCATGTTTTCTTAAATCCTCTGCTTCCGCATCAGTCAACATGTAAGTTGCTCTGGTATCACTATGTTCCTTCTTGTCAGGACATACTATTGTTGGATCAGGAATGTTATCTTCCAATGATCCATCTTTCTCTAGTTCCTCATGAATGAATACCCAATCATTTTTGGTATAACATTTAATAGAGTATGCCTTCTTGTCATCAGTTCCAACTGGCTTGGTAGCCAGGCCTGACCTATCGAGAGTGTTCGTACTAGTATGAATCATAGGTTCTCAATAAAAGTTTTAACGAATCTGTATGTTGATAAACCAGATATCCCTGACTCAGGAGTAACTTTAACTAGAACGTTGTTACTACTTACAGTTGCAGCGATTGATACCTGTTGTTCTGGAGAGAACATGATGCCATATTCTTGTGAGAACGCCGTAGTTCCATCGTGCATGACAAGAACTTTCTGTGATTGTCTGAATGTTCCTAGACCAATCATAAATGTGTACTCTGCACCAGAGTAACTTAACTTAGACCATGAATCTACCTGTTGTTCCACACCAGCAGATGCAGTGTATGTTCCAACTCCAGTTGTGGAAATACTGCCACCTCCACCACCACCAGAAGTGATTGTGATAGTTCCATCTGTTCCAGAAGCAGTTGCACTTACAGTAGATCCAACAAAATTAAGTGAGGTGATTCCTGCTGCAACTTGACTTCCTTCTTCTTTAATTATTATTCCACCACTACCACCTGTAGGTGCGGCTGGTGCCCACTGTGATCCACTCCATGTTAATACATCACTTGTACTTGGAGATACATTAGAAACGTTGTTTAGATTACCTAATCCTTGACCACCTATACCTGTCAGATATCCAGCACCAGAGTGATCACCCCATCCATATGCTGCTTCATACTGTGTAATGTCAAGTGCAGTTATGCTTGCAGCAGGTCCTGTGAATGGTACTGCTCCTGCCAAGTTGACAGTTGCAACTCCACCACTATGTGTTACTGTACATGCAACACCAATGAAGTTAACGGTTTGTGCAGTACCAACAGTAGATCCTTCCTCCTGATATACAATACCAGAGATACCACCGCCGCCACCTGATGTGGTGACTGTTACTACACCAGCAGATGCAGGGGAAACATCGAAACCAGTTCCGAAGTTTACAGTTCCAATAGTTCCTACGAGTGTGCCGCCTTCTCTGATGATAATACCACTACCAGATGCAGTGATACCTGTCAGTCCAGAACCATCTCCAACGAATGTTGCACTAGTAGTAATACCAGTACAGTTGATGTTAGCAACTAAGATGTCTGGTTTACCTTCTAGTCCTTGTGATAGAGTTGCAATACCAGCTGAAGCTGCGTATGATACATTGATATTACTTAAACCAGATCCATCTCCAGTAAATGATATTGCAGTTAGAACACCAACTCTATAGTTTTCAGTTCCAGTTCCAACCGATTGATCTTGATTTTTATTGACCAGTTCATTCCAACCAGCGTGTGCATAGTATGCCTTTCCTGTCTCATGAACGTGAGCAAATGCACCATGATAAGTGGATGATGATGGTAGAGATGCGTAGGTTGACCACAAGTGAGGTAGTATATTATCTGTTGCAGTTCCGTCCAGTCTGCCTTGTAACTTTAAGTTACCTAGTACGTTAAGTTTATATCCTTCTGTGTTGGTAGTTCCAAGACCAACGTTGCTGAGAGTGTGAATACCAGTGGAGTTTGTTCTCCAAATACTATCTGTTGATGGTAAGTTTGTAAGTCCAGATCCATCACCAGCAAACTTGGATGCAGTTATGACACCTACTGTAAAGTAGTTGCCTTCGTCATCCTGATGAAGTATCTGTCTCCAACCATTGTAACCACCCATTGTGGTTCCACTGGAAACATATGCAGTCTTGGTGTTGTTTGCCCATGCAAACATACCTCTCCAAGAGGTTGATTGGGGTAGATCACCTGTTGCGTCAAAGTCGAAACGCATCTTACTACCTTGACCAGGCATGGTCACAATACCAATCGCAGAATTGATATTGTCGATAACAATAGAAGGAGTTCCTGTTAAATTCTGTGCGACTGTGGCGATGCCTGCGGTATGTGCATACCCCGCCATGGTTGAGAACCCTGCATTGGCAACGTATGATGCGATACCAGCTACCTTTGCATACTCAGCAACACCAGAGTTGGTTGCAATACCAGATGCCTGTGAGTAAGTTACGATACCAGCAATCGTGGCGAAGTTTGCAGTGTATGCCAGTGTTGCAGTGTCAGCAAACCCAGCAGTTGTTGCAGTGGTTGATACTCCAGAAACGTTTGCGTATGCAGATGTAGTAGAGAATCCAGAAGTGAACGCAAATCCTACAGTATCAGCAGCAGAAACTGTTACATTTCCACCAAACACCTGTGTGACAGTTAAATTCTTATCTAAGTTAAGACTTTGTGCAACACCAACTAGTGTTCCACTGTCTTTTATAACAACACCTTGACCAACTGCGGTCACACCTGTTAGACCAGAACCATCTCCAACGAATGTTCCAGTTGTAATACCTGTTAATTGAACATTACCTGATACAAATAAAGAAGCAGTAGGATCAGTCGTACCGATGCCAACGTTCTTACTTGTGTAAATTCCTGTGTTCCCTGCCTTCGTCCAAGTACCAGCACTCCCTGCATTAACACTGAGATTTGTACCGTCACCGAAGGTAGTATAAATCTCTGTAAAGTTTTGATTTACTTTGGATGCGCCTAAGGCAAGGGAATCTCCCAGACCATCATTCGGTGTGAATCCAGTAAATATTCCCTGACGAGCCATTTAGCTAAAAATATAGAGTCCCTGTCTTCTATTTATTGATATAATAAATACGTTATGATAGCTATACTGTATCCTTTTAAAATGGACAAACTTTCTGAAGCCTATTCTGCAATTTATGAATCGCCTTTACATCCTAATCTACAAAAGAATGAGGACAATGTAAAGAAAAAGATTCAAGATCAAGCTGCAAAGAACCAACAGAGGGATGCTGACAGAGCGAAGTCCGCTTCTGCATTTCAAGCTCATAAGAAATCTGAGATGGCATCAGGGAAACGTCCAGATCAGGCACTTGACTCTTGGCAACAAAAGAAATTAAAGAAGGAAGGAAAGTATAGATCGGAATGGAATACACTTAAACTCCTAGAGAAAGAGAATCATAGAGAGACATTTGATACTTGGTTGACAGGTATTGTAGAAGAGGGATATGACACAGACAGATGGTCTGATGAAGAATTAGTAGAGGCATTTATTAGTGAGAATGATCTTTGGGGTTCTAGAGATATGGTTCTGGAGGCTCTTTTAGAAGGATACAAACCACTTCCTAAAGAGAAGATGTCACGTCAGGCTGATAAAGCTTATGCTAAAGAAGTTGTCGCTGCACATCATGGTAAATCGAAAGAAGCCAATAAGCAGATGCAACGTCGCATTGCAATACAAGATCCTTCAGGACGTAGGCAGGCGATCCTGAATAAAGAAGAAGTAGTTACCGAAGAAGATAAGAAAGGAAGTGGTAGTGGTAAGAAAGACGCTTGTTATAAAAAAGTAAAAGCAAGTGCAAGTGTTTGGCCATCTGCATACGCATCAGGTAGATTAGTACAGTGTCGCAAGAAGGGTGCTGCAAACTATGGTAACAGTTCAAAGAAAGAAGAAGTTGATCACAACCTAGATGAAATGTCTATGTCACCAGTCAATCAAGCTTCACAAAGACAAGCAGAACGGAAATTAAAATCGGCTAACATGGCCAAAAAAGCATTGGTTAATAAGATAATCAAGAAAGACAACAAACAGGATACAAAGTTACAACAAAAGGTAGCAGCAATCCAGATGAGTAGTTTCTCTAATTGGAGAGATGAACTGGACTCACTTGATGAGAACAGAATGGCCGCTTACAATGCTGGTGCTGGTGAAGGTAATGAAGACAAGGGCATAAGTAAAAGTCTTGCAAACAAGATGGGTAGAAGAAATGATGAATATGCCTTTAAAGGTAGGAAAAACAAAACTTCCAATCAATATACTTCTTTTGATGGTAAGAAAAGAAATAACACAACTGGTAGAGGACAACCAGAAAGGTATCGTAAGTCTGCTGACAATGATGATGTCAGAAACCCCTATGGACGTTCAAAGATTGTTCAAGGTACGTCATCTATTAAAGACTTAGGTAAAAAGAAATGAAGAACTTCCAAGATTTTCAAGAGGCGACTCGTCTCAAAAAAGAAACAGGTTATGATGTAGGTGGAACTAAGAAACCATTATCTAAATCTAAAGATTCTGTAATGGACGCAGTAAAGAAATCCATCACAGCTCAGTATGGTAAAGGTGCTATCATGAGAAGTGGTAGTAACCAGAAACCTAAAGTGAAAGGTGCGAAGACTGATGGTGAAGGTAAGTATCTTAAACAACATAATGCAAACCAAAAACTTAAGTCAGATGCCAAAGAGATGGGTTATGGTGATAATACAAAGGGGTATGTAGAAACAAAAGCTAGATACGGTAGTAAAGAAAACATGAAATCAGGAAAAGGATTAGGTACATGACATGCCAGCAGTCTCCAAAAAACAACAAAAATTCTTCGGGATTGTTAGAGCGGCTCAAAAAGGTACTCTCAAGGGAGAAAAAACGCTTGAGGTTCAAAGAGCTGCTGCCAGCATGAAGAGAAAAGATGTAAAGAAATTTGCATCTACTAAACATAAAGGATTACCTGAGAAGAAAAAAATGAATGAGTCAGTCGCTGTAAAAGAACTAGAAGATGGTCTAGAAAAATTAGACTACCCATCTTACGGTGAAGTTGACGACCTGATGAAGAAAATTTCTTCAAGGAATGGTATTGACACTACTCTTCTACACATGCAGTTCAAAGCAAAACATCTCATGATTCCAGATGACTGGGCTAAGAAGAAGATGTTTGAACCTGTTATGATTCCTAAGACACCAGAGGTTAAGGAAGGTAATCTACGTCAGTGGTTCAAAGGATCCAAGTCTAAAGATGGTAAAGGTGGTTGGGTTAATGTAGTTACAGGTGGAACCTGTGCTAGTGACGAGCCAGGCGAGGGTACTCCTAAGTGTGTGTCATCATCTAAACGTGCAAGTATGTCTAAGTCAGAAAGGCAGTCTGCGGCAAGGAGAAAGAAGGCAGCAGATCCAGGCCAACAGTCCAAGTCAGGTGCGGCAAAACCTACATATGTTAGTACTGATAAACCTAAGAAGAAAGTGAACGAAGCAAAGGTTGACAAATTAGTACCAGATCATAAAAGATCAGGTAAAAGACTTGAAAGATACGGTAATCCTTATGGATCTGAACCACTTGGTGGCGGTGTCCAAAGAGATAGAAGAGCAGACCATGCAGACCGAAGAGGTAAGAAAACTAAGGGTCTTAAAGAAAATTTTAGGGACATCTTAGAAGATGCTAAGATGCACAGGCAGACTGACATCAACTTGGATAGACTTCACGATAAGTTTAGTAAGATGGATCAGAGTATGCCATCTAATAAGTTTATGTTGAAGAGAGTTCAAAAAGAAAAGAAGAGGAGACAGGAAAAGGCGAAGAAAGAAACTCTAAACCCCACTACTCAGATCAATGATAGCTTTGAGATTAATCCTAAAGAACATAAGGATGCACAGAAGAAGCAGAAGATGAGGAATCTTGCCATAGGCAATGAGAATCCCAATGAAAAGAAAGTGGCAGAGAAGAAAGCAGGTGGACCCAAAATGATGGGTGAGGCACAAAATGCAGCACAACAGTCTGCTATTGCAGTCTCTAAGAAGAAGAGATTGGAAGATATGATGGTGTCTAAAAAGAAAAAGTTGAAAGAAACTGTTGAGATGACAAGGCAGAAGTGGAAAAAAACACATAAGGATTTTAGAAATGATGATGAGAAGAACCCTAGAGTCACAAAATATGTTGATGGAAAGGGAACTGTCTCAAGTCCTGTAAAATTTACTGAGGGTTCTATTGATCCTACAAGGAACAAATCAAAAGAAGAACCAAAAGATCTTGCCAACATGGCAAAGAAAAAGGGAACAGTAAAGAAGGGTGAACCAGATTACAGAACTCTTGCAGCAGATCATACTCCTGATCTTTCTATGACAGAAGCTGCAGCATGGACAAGAAAGGCTGGTAAGAACTCTTCGGGTGGTTTGAATGAGAAGGGTCGTAAGTCTTACGAGAGAGCTAATCCAGGCTCAGATCTTAAAGCACCCAGTAAAAAGAAAGGTAACAAGAGAAGAGCATCATTCTGTGCAAGAATGAAAGGTATGAAATCAAAACTTACCTCTGCTAAGACTGCAAGAGATCCTGATTCCAGAATCAATAAATCTCTCAGAGCATGGAACTGTGGTTACGAACCTGAGACAGGTGAGTTGATTTCTGAGAAACTTGGTGGTATGGTGGCGGCAGTCAAGAGAAAACAGGCAGTGTTGAAAGAGCCTATGAAAGCTATGGATGCTGGTGCTAGAGGGAGGAGACTTCTACAGAGAAAAGAACATAAAAAATATGTATCTGACATCATTCCAGATCATCTAAGGGATGAGTACTCTCCTGTAATTGAAGCAAAGAAACCAATGGTTAAAGTTAAACTTAAAGATCCATCAAAGATCAAAGTTAAGGTAACTGACATAGGGGCTGGTGGAAAGGAGTATGTAAGAAAGAATGAAATAGATGAAGAGAAGAAAAAGTGTGGTGAAGGTGAATACTATTGTAATGATGATAAGAAATGCAAGTCTATCCCTAAAGGATATAGAGTTGGTTATGGCGGAATGTTAAAACCAGACAATTCAGATGATGATACCAATGGAAAGAATGGAAACGGTAATGGTAATGGACATGGTGGAAACGGTAACGGTGGAAATGGTGGCGGGAACGGCGGAGGCGACGGAGGCGGAGAATAGTTGACAAACTTTTTATAATGTGTATAATGGATAAATGAAATATATTTTTGATGTCGATGGGACTCTCACACCCAGTAGACAAAAGATTGACCCTGACTTTCTAATATTCTTCAACAGTTTTGCCTTGGCAAACGAAGTTTATCTGGTAACAGGAAGTAATAGAGAGAAAACTATAGAACAAATTACACACCTTCTTTACTGTAATTGTAAGAGGGTGTATAATTGTGCTGGTAATGATGTTTATGAGGGAGATCTTCTGACATTCAGAAACGATTGGACGTTGCCATTAGATGCAAAGGAACATCTTCTAGAAGAACTACATGAGAGTCACTTCCCTGTAAGAACAGGAAACCATATAG